ACAGGCTCCCATCCTGTACGAATCCTCGACCTCGCCGCCACGGTGCGTGGTCCACGCCGAGTCCGCCGGGTATGCACCTGCCCGCCACCGCCACACGACAGGCTCTGACGCCATGACCGCCACGCACCGGCGCATCCCACAGCGGTACGAGCCCGCCGTCCCCCTCGACACGCTCACCGAGCATCCCGCTAACCCGCGGCGGGGCCGGCTCCCCGCCATCCGGGAGTCGATGGAGCACCACGGGTTCGTGGGCGCCGTCTACGTCCAGGAGTCGACCCGCCGCATCGTGGCCGGCAACCACCGGGCCCGCACCGCCCGCGCGCTCGGCCTCGCCGCCGTCCCCGTCCTCTGGCTGGGCCTGGACGACGACCAGGCGCTCCGCGTCCTGCTCGTGGACAACCGGGCAAGCGACCAGGGCACGTACGACGAGGAGCTACTCCTCTCGGCGCTGGAGGACCTCGACGGCCTGGCGGGCACGTGCTACGACCCCGCGGACCTGGCCGAGCTGCGCGCCGTCCTCGACGGCCTCGGCGAGCACGAGTACGGGCCCCCGGACATGGACGCCCTGGCGCCCCACATCCGGCTGACGGTGCCCTCGGACGTGTGGGTGGCGTGGTCGGCGCTGCTGGCCGCCCAGCCCGGCGAGGATGACCTGGCGCGGCTGGCCGCCCACCTGGACGAGGTGGGGGTCATGTCGCCGTGGAGGTGATCGCCCAGCGGTACGAGCCCGCGGTACCCGTGGCCAGGCTCTCCGTCCACCCAGCGAACCCGAGGCGCGGGGCCCGCGGGGTCATCGCAGAGTCGCTGGAGGCGCACGGGTTCTACGGGGCCGTGTACGCCCAGGAGTCCACCGGCCGCATCATCTCCGGGAACAACCGGTACGCGGTGGCGGTCGACCACGGGGCGCGGGACCTGCCCGTCATCTGGCTGGACGTGGACGATGACCAGGCGCTCCGGCTGTTGCTGGTGCTCAACCGCACCGAGGACGGGGCGTCGACGGATGACCGGGACCTGCTCGGCGTGCTCGGCCAGCTCGAGGGGTTCGACGGCACCGGCTACGACCCGGGCGACGTGGAGGACCTGCAGGAGCTGCTGGACGCTGGCGCGTGGGGCGACCCGGCGCCCGCCGCCGGCGCGGGTGGCGGTGACGGCGCCGGGCCCGGGGACCCTGAGGACGGGGACGCGGTGGCGATGCCGCGCATTGACCTGGCGGTCACGTCGGCCGTGTTCGAGGCGTGGACGCGGCTGCTGGCCCGCTACACGGGGGCAGACGACGCCGCGAAGCTGCGGGCCCACCTGGAGCGCACGGGGCATCTCACGTGACTCCCACACCCATGTGTCTGCTCACGTCGTACGCCTACTTCCGGGACCAGCCCCTGGACGAGTGGCTGGGCGCGCTCGCCGTCCCCCAGCTCCGCTACTTCGCCGACTCCGGCGCTCACTCGGCCCGCACCCTGGGCATCCACCTGGACGTGGACGCGTACGCGGCGTGGCTGCACCGCTGGGAGCCGTGGCTCACCATCTACGCCAACCTGGACGTCATATGGGCGCCGGAGGCGACGTGGGAGAATCAGCGGGCCCTGGAGGACCGGCACGGCCTCCACCCGGTGCCCGTGTTCCACACCGGGGAGCCGTGGTCGGCGCTCCGCCGCTACGTGGACGAGGGGTACACGTACATTGCGCTGGGCAAGCTGCTGGGCAACCCCGCCAGTGTGCTCCGGCCGTGGCTGGCCGAATGCTTCCGCATCGCTGGGGACCGCGCGGTGTTCCACGGGTTCGGACTCACGCAGTGGCCGCTGCTCCGCGAGTTTCGGTTCTACAGCGTGGACTCGTCGTCGTGGACGTCGGCGCTCCGTTTCGGGTACCTGCGCCTGTTCCACCGGGGCCGCTGGCACCAGGTGTGGCTCCGCCACCGGGACAGCGTGCTCCGGCACCGGGACATCCTCGACAGCTACCAGCTCCCCCTCGCTGCTCTGTCGGAGCGGAGCTATGACCGTGCGGCGGTGGCGGGCGCGTGCGCGGTCGCGGCGTACCGGTCGGCCGAGTGGCTCCGGGCCCGTCACGGCCTCGTGGACCTGCCGCCCGGGCGTGGCTATCCGCCGCCGGGTACCCCCACGGTGGGCAAGGTGGAGCCGGCGCCGGCCCCGGGCCTCCACCTGTACCTGGCCGATTCCAGCACCAACTGGCCGCCGGCCGCTGCCCGTTCCCTAGCCAAGGAGATCGCCGCATGATTCGCACCGTCACCGTGGGCCCGTTCCCCGTGCAGTTCGGCAACGTCAACCAGCCGATGGGCCTGGCCGCGCACCGGCACACCGCCGCGGTCACCCTCGTGTACGCCACCCTGGGCCGGCACGGATACCCGTCGTTCAAGGCGACGAACGACGCCATCCGGGAGTACCTCCGTGAGCTGACCGCCCGCGTGTTCAGGGACGCCACCAACGAGGACGTCGTGGACCGGCTGTTCGAGGCGCTGGACGGGTGGCGCGATCCGTCGTGGGAGCAGTGGGGTGGCGAGTACCGGCTCGACGCGGTGCACCTGGACGTCCAGGGGGTCCTGGACGACATCGGTCACGACGAGGGCACCACCCGCTACACGACCGCTCGAGGCCGCCGCACCCGCAACGCCGAGGGCGTGACCATCGCCGGCGCGGCGACCGGCGTCCAGGTGCACATGGAGCCGGCCGCGCCCGGGCCCGACGCCGCGGGCCTGGCGCGTCGCGTGGGCGCCGAGCTCGCCGAGGTGACGCGCCGCCAGGGGTGGGGCCAGTGACCATCGCGACCGTGACCGTCCGCCACAATTTCGAGACGGCCCACCGGCTCCCCAACCTCGGCGGCAAGTGTTTCAACCTGCACGGCCACTCATGGTGGGCGGACGTGACCGTGGCCGGCCTCCCCGACGACGAGAACAACATCATCGTGGAGTACGCGGCGCTCAAGCATCAGGTGCGGCGGTGGATCGACGGCTACCTGGACCACGGCACGATGTTGGGCGCGGGGGATGCGCTGGTGGAGCCGCTCCGGGCGGAGGGATGCAAGCTGTTCGTGTTCGGCGGCGACTCCCATCCGTTCACCGCTGGGCTCACGTGGCCGACCGTGGAGAACGTGGCGGAGCTGCTGGCGCGGGTCACTTCGGGCATCCTGGCGGAGATGGACGGGTCACGGTGGCTGCGCGTCGAACGGGTGCGGGTCGCGGAGACGCACGTCAACGCCGCCACGGTGGAACAGTGAGCGCCGCCCACATCCCGTGCTGGTGGACCATCTCGGAGGAGATGCTGCTGGAGATGCTCCGCCGGGCCCACAACGGCGAGGACCCCGAGCTGATCTACGCCGAGCAGTACGCCAACGCTGACGTCACCCACGTGGAGGGCGACTGATGGAACATCCCCTCGATGTCGTGCAGGACGAGCATGTCCCTTGGACGCTGGCGGTGGTCGAGGTGTTCGGCCCCACGATCCAGGGGGAGGGGCCGGCGGCCGGGCGCTTGGCGTGGTTCGTCCGGCTGGGCGGCTGCAATCTGTCGTGCTCCTGGTGTGACACTCCGTACACGTGGGACCGCACCCGCTATTCGATGCGGGAGCAGATCAAGGCCATGGCCGTGGACGAGATCGTGGACGGCATCCCACCGCGGTCGCTGGTGGTCATCACCGGCGGTGAGCCCCTGCTCCAGCAGGACCGGGCGGGATGGCGGGAACTGCTCTCTGTGCTCCGGGCCCGGGCGTGCGAGATTCACGTGGAGACGAACGGCACCATCGCCCCCAACGCTGCCAGCCAGGCCGTGGTCCAACTGTGGGCCGTGTCCCCCAAGCTCCCGAACGCCGGCACCCACAAGACCCACCAGGACCCAGCGCTCCACCGCGGCTGGCGACCGGCGGTCCTGCGGGGCGACGCCCATCTCAAGGTGGTGTGCGCGGACGCGTCCGACGTCGCCCGGGCCCGCGTCCTCGCGGCGCACCACGCCTGGCCTGTCCGGCAGGTGTGGGTCATGCCCGAGGGCACCAGCCCGGAGGCGCTCGCCGCGTCCTGGCCGGAGGTCGCCGAGGCCGCCGCCGTCCACGGGGTCAACGCATCGCACCGGCTCCACGTCCTCGCGTGGGGCGACGAGAGAGGACATTGATCGTGGAGGACATCGACCGCCTGCTCGACCGGGAAATCCAGGCTGTGACCCGCCGGGCCCGGATGGAGCAGGCCATCGCCGACCTGCTCGGCGCGCTCGAGCTGGACGACCCCCACACCGAGGGCACCCCGTTCCGTGTCGCCGCGATGCTGACCGAGGTCCTCGCAGGCTACGACGAGGACCCTGCCGAGCACCTGGCCCGCGTGTTCCCCGGGCCCCCTGACCCCGGCCTCGTGATCGTGGCGGGCATCCGTGTCCAGTCCACGTGCGCCCACCACCTGCTCCCGATCACCGGCAAGGCAACCGTCGCCTACCGCCCGGAGCTGGGCGCTCCGGTGGTGGGCCTCTCGAAGCTGGCCCGCGTCGTCACCGGCTACGCGCGCCGGCTCCAGGTCCAGGAGCGGCTGGGCTGGCAGGTGGTCACGGCACTGTGCGAGCGTCTCGACCCGGTGGGCGCGGCGTGCATCATCACCGCCGAGCACGGGTGCATGTCGCACCGTGGGGTGATGCAGCCGGGCACGGTCACCACCACCCACGCGCTCGGCGGCGGCTGGACGTCGGATCACCCTGACGTCCTGTCGGTGCTGGGCGAGCACGCGGCCGCGTGATGCGTGGCGCCGGCGGCGGCCGTCCACGCAAGCCCCCGGGCCAGGCCCGGCACCGCAACCCGTCGACGCGGGACACGATCACCGTGGCCGCCGACGCCCGCGTGGAGGAGCCGCCGCCCCCCATGATCCCGCTGTCCGGCCCGGCGCTGTACCTGTGGGAGGGCATGTGGCAGCACCCCGTGGCCACCCTGTGGGAACGGACCGACGTCGCTCCGCTCACCCGCCTGGTCATGTTGCAGACGTCGGCGACGGCGCTGCTGAACAAGGATCTGCTGGCGGAGATGCGGCACCTGGAGGACCGGTTTCTGCTCAACCCGTACGCCCGGGCCCAGCAGCGCGTGGTGATCGGCGACGTCGACCAGGGCGGGCCCAGCGACGTCCCGGATCTCGATGAGTACCGCCGCCGCGCCCTCGGACAGGCTTGACACCCTCCCCCCTGGCCTGCCGGAGCTGACGCTCGGCCACGAGGTCGCGTGGTGGATGGAGCAGTGGCTCATCCAACCGAACGGGCCCCGGGCCGGCCGGCGTTTCCACCTCACGGCCCGGCAAGTCCGGTTCCTGCTGTGGTGGTACGCCGTCGACGAGGACGGCCGCTGGCTGTTCCACCACGGCGTCCGCCGCCTCGCGAAGGGCTCGGGCAAATCCCCGTTCGCGGCGGCGCTCGCGCTCGCTGAGCTGTGCGCGCCGTGCCGCGTCCTCGACATCGACCACCGCCGCGCCCTCGTGCGGGCCCGGCCCATGGACATGCCCCTCGTGCAGATCGCCGCGACGTCTGAGACGCAGACCGGCAACACCATGCGCATGGTCCGGGCGTTCGCCCCCAAGGGCTCCCCCGTTGTCGTGGAGCACCGCCTCGATCCCGGCCGCACCAAGTACGGCAAGGTCCCGGAGGGCAGCCTGGAGGTAATCACCAGCTCCCCCACGGCGGCGGAGGGCGCGGAGGGCTCGTGCACGATCGCGGACGAGACGGAGCACTGGAAGCCGGCCAACGGTGGCGTGGAGCTCGCGTCGACGCTCATCGACAACCTGGCCAAGTCCGGCAACCGGATGGTGGAGACGGCCAACGCGTTCATACCCGGCGAGCAGTGCGTGGCGGAGTCCACGTGGGACGCGTGGTGCGACCAGGAGGAAGGCCGCACCCGCAACCTGTCCCGCATCCTCTACGACGCCGTCATCGCCCCACCCGAAACGGACTGGTCGGACCCCGACAGCATCCGGGCCGCGCTCGAGGCCGTGTACGAGGACTGCTGGTGGATCGACGTTGAGAATCAGCTCACCCGCATCATGGACACCCGGGCCCGGCTCTCGGAGTCCAAGCGCAAGTACGGCAACCGGCCGACCGTCTCGGAGGACGCGTGGGTCACCCCGGAGCAGTGGGCGGTGCTCGCCCGCCCGGGCGTGGAGGTCAAGGCCGGCGAGCGGGTCGCTCTGTTCTTTGACGGGTCGAAGTCCCGGGACACCACCGCCCTGGTGGGCTGCCGCATCTCGGACGGCCACGTGTTCCTGGTGGCCATGTGGGAGCCGGACCCCGGCGACCCCGAGAGCGTCGTGCCCGTCGAGGACGTGGACGCGGCGGTGGCCCGGGCGTTCGACACGTGGAAGGTCCTGGGGTTCTTCGCTGACGTCCAGGAGTGGGAATCGTTCACGAAGGTGGAGTGGCCGCGCCGGCACGGCCGCCGGCTCAAGATCAAGGCCGTGCCGGGCGGGAAGTCCCCGGAGCCGATCGCGTGGGACATGCGCACCAACGAGTCCGTGTTCACCAAAGCGGCGGAGCTGTGCCAGGACGAAATCCTGGAGGGGAAGTTCTCCCACGACGGCGACCCTCGCCTCGCCCGTCACGTAGCGAACGCCAGGGAGCGCCCCAACCGGTACGGCACCAGCGTCCGTAAGGAGACGCCGGACTCCCCTAAGAAGATCGACGGGGCCGTCTGCGTCATCGGTGCCCGGCACGTCCGAAAGCTGGTGGCCGCCAGGCATGGCGACAAGTCCGGCCGGGCCATGGCCGTCTAAGCGCCGCCACCCGCGTCATCATGGGCGCCATGCCTCTGGACTCTGCCGCCGCGCTCGAGCTGGCCAAGGACATCGCAGCGATCCGTGACCGGGACGAGCAACGCCTTACCACCATCCACGAGTACCTGCGGGACGACCCGCTGGAGCGTCGCATCGCCGCTCTGCCGGACTCCTCCGGCCCGGACGTCCGCCGGCTGGCCGAGATGTCGCGGGTCAACCTGCTCCGGTACGTGGTCAACGCCCGGGTCCAGTCCATGTACGTGGACGGGTTCCAAACCCCCACCGCGCCGGACAACCTCGGCCAGTGGGAGGCGTGGCAACGGAACCGGTTCGACGCCCGCCAGATCGGCGTTCACCGGGCCGGCCTCAGCTACGGGGCCAGCTACGTCACTGTGCTCCCCGGCACCTCGGCGCCCGTCATGCGCGGCTACAGCCCCCGGCAGCTCACCGTCGCTTACGGCGACGACGACGACTGGCCCCGCGCTGCGCTGTGGAAGGTGCGCGGCGACCGGTGGCGGCTCCTGGACGAGGAGGCCGTCTACGAGCTCCGCCGCCGGGAGGGCGCCGTGTTCGACCTGGCGGACGTCAAGGTCCACGGGGCCACCCACGACGGCGAGCCCGTGTGCCCTGTGGTCCGGTTCAGGGACACGGACAACCTGGATGACCCGGTGCGCGGCATCGTGGAGCCCCTGATCCCCCTCCAGGACCAGATCAACATCACGACGTTTGGCCTGCAGGTGGCCCAGCATTATGGGGCGTTCCGTCAGCGGTACATCATGGGCTGGCTGGCGGACTCGGAGGCCGAGGCGCTCAAGACGGGCGCGAGCCGGCTCATGATGTTCGAGGACTCGCCCGGGGACGTCCAGGTCGGCGAGTTCGCACAGACCGACCTGCGCGGCTACATCGAGTCCCGGGAGGCCAGCATCCGCCACATGGCCACCGTCAGCCAGACCCCGGTGCACGAGCTGCTGGGCGAGCTGGTCAACCTGTCGGCGGAGGCGCTCGAGGCGGCCCGGGCGGGTCACCAGGCGGCCGTGGACGAGAACCGCATCATGGCCGGCGAGTCATGGGAGCAGGCCCTCAACCTGGCCGGCGAGTACGGGGACGTCACGCCTGACCCGGAGGCAACGGTGGTC